GGGTTCGATCAAACTGAAGAACATCATTCCTGTAAGCTTGATCCCTGCAAGTGTGCGTCGGATTATCAATCCTATGCTGCGGACAGGAGGACGCAATGCTGTATGGAGGGCTAACTAATGTCCTACCTTGCGACAGTCCGAAAGGCTGTAAGGAAGGCTTTCAAAGCCGTAGGCGATCTAGCTATTGACGTTACGTTGACGCAAAAGGATTCATCCAGCTTTAACTTCGCGACTGGTACTGTGGCTACCACCACTCCTGTCACGACCGTTGTTAGAGCTGTGTTGAACACCAAGCGTAGGGATAAGAAGCAGCAAGGCGAAAGTCCAGAGAATAACACTCTGACTGCCGAGCTGATGATGATCTCTGAGGACTTGTCCGACCTTTCGGTCTACGACACAGCTACCTTTAATGGCAACACATGGCGAATATCGCATCCGGTAGAGGATAATGGATACACTACAACAGTTACAGTCACGAGGGCCACATAATGGGTAAATACTCTGCTGTGGAACAGGACGTGTTTTCTGTATTCAAAAGGCCACGATGGACCAACGAGGGTGTCTTAACGTTTCCGACAAACTACGTTGGTAGTGCACCAAACAATGAGTACATAAGAGTTTCGATCATCTCGGGAGGTAGTGGTGTCAATCTGAAATCCACTTCTGGAATCCTGAATATAGACATATTCGTCCAAGCTGGACAAGGCCCAAAGCGTGTTGTTGAGATAGCTGACAAGCTTGATAAACATCTCGTTGGAAAGTCTTTGGAAACAGGAAGTGGACACACACAGGTTGGTTCTAGCAATTTAGTACTTAGTGGATACGATAAGGACAACTCAGCGTTGTACAAAGCCGTCTATTCAGTACCGTTCAACTACTTTCTTAAGGATTAACAAATGGCACACATCTCTTCTATCGGCGCTGGTATGTACTCGGACCTGTCCGTTCACTTCGGCGCTAGCGCTGATACGGACGTGGCTCTTCCGGCTACTCCCAGTCTTATCACCAATTGGGCGGCGATGTTCACCTCGGTTGACCAAGCCGCTGCTGGCGCTACCAAGTTCGCTCGTATTGCGAACGTTCGTGAGTTTCCCGCTATCGGTACTCCTCCGAACATTGTGAACGTGCCTGTCTTCGGACAGTCGCAGTCGCAACAGGTACAAGGTCAGTCTGACGCTCCGAATCTGGAAGTCACTGTCAACTACGTGCCGTCCGATTGGGCGAGCACTACGCTTCTGGGTCAAGCTGTTGCTGACGGCGTTACCCACGCCTTCCGCTTCACGCTTCTGAATGCTGAGCCTCCTGGCTACAGTTCGGTTGCTGCTTCGACCGCCCTGGGTGGTGACACCTCTGACGGCACTGCTACGAAGAACACTCAGTTCTTCTGGCTGGGCAAGATCGAGGCGTTGCTGGTGAATCCGCAGCTGACGGACGCGAATACCGCGACCCTGACGCTGTCGATCCAGTCCGACTTCTATGGTGCTTACACCACTGAGCCGGTTGCCTAATAGCTGACGTTTGAGGAGATAGGGATTGGTTGCCCTATCTTAAACGACCGAAGACCACCGCGTTCGGCGTCCTCAATGTTAAGGATAATAATGGAAAATCAGAAAGAGAAACCCTTCAGTCAGGGTTATGTACTGCGCACCACTGCGAAACACATGCGGCGTTGCGTAGATATCAGTATCAGAAAGACTTACGAACGTCTGCCAGAATTTGTGGAAGGCCCGAAGTCTGTTGAATTATTCAAGACTCTCGGTGTATTGCATGGAATGCTCAAGGCTTTAGATGAGTTCCAGGCGAAGCATCAAGAGGATTTCAAATAATGCTATCCATCGAAAGAGATAACAAAATGAGCATGCGATTTACCGCCAACAAGACTCCGAAGAAAATCAAGTTTCTGGGAGAAGAAGTAGAGATCTTCAAGCTGTCCGTGAACCAGGTCATCGAAATTCAAAAGCTCGTCAAGAGCAATGAGAACGATGAAGGGGACAACCTCAAGGTTCTGCTGTTCGTTATTCGCACAGGTTGCCCGGAATTCGCTGAATACAGTGACTCCGACATCTCTGATCTTCCGATGGATGAGTTGACGAAACTGTCTGCTGAAATCATGAAGAACTCGGGCCTGGGTAAGTAAATGGATCTATCAGACGAAGAGCTTGTGTTCTTTCAATTAGCAGAAACTCTTCGTCTGCCCTTGTATCGGTTATTAGACGAAATGCCCTATGACGAGTTTACGGGGTGGATAGAGTACTATAAACGACGGCCTGCAGGTTGGCAAGAAGATTATAGGACATTTCTTCTACTGAAAGCACAAGGTCTGAAACAAAAGCCTGAAGAGCTGTTTCCTTCATTAGCGCCTATCTTTAAGAAGCGTGATGAGGACAAGAAGCTTGGTAAGATCTCAGGTGCAAACTTCAAAGCCAGCGCATTGTTCAAGAAATTGCTCGGTGCGAAGGGTAATATTAATCCGCTACTAGGAGACTCAAATGCTGACAGTAAAAGCCAAGGGAATTGACAAGGCTCTCGCGGGCATGAGAGATGAACTCTTAAAGGAGCGCGTTAAGCAATCCAAGACCGTAGCCGAGGTGATGGCAATAGACATGGCGATAAATACGCCAGTCGACACAGGCTACGCAAGATCACGTTGGAAGAGTTCTGTTAACGGTAATAGTGTCGTGGTCAGTAACGATGCACCGTATATTGAGGACTTGAATAGTGGTTCCTCGAAGCAAGCACCACAATTCTTCGTAGAACGAACTGCACTAAAATACGGTAGACTAACTGGTCCCGTGAGTGTCAAATGACACGCCCCCTGATAAGGAGAACTTATCTAGGGGATTTTTTTCGGAGGTAGTATGGCAATTGAACTAGAAGTAAAAACTAATGCCGCCAAAGCCGAAAGTGACATACAGAGATTAGTCACGGCTGTTACAGGAATCGGTACTGCCTCTGACAAGACAACTGAGAAACTTGAGGCTATCACCAAGGCCACTGATAAGGTAGGCTCAGGGGCTAATACGGCCAAGCTTGGCAGGTTGTCTGATTCGGTAAAGGATATCGGTAAGTCAGCCAACAGCATGTCAGATAGCTTGATGCGAGCTACACGCTCTATTGGCGAATTCGCGGCTATCGCAGTAGCAACTGTTGGTGTAGCAGCATTGTCCGACAAGGTAGCCACACTGAATGCTAAGCTCCGTCTCGTGGAGAAAAGCACAGGCGCGCAGGCTGAACGATTCAAAGAGATAACCGCTGTGGCTATGGATGCAAGCATAGCGATCACTGATGTGGCTGATTTGTATGTCAAACTGCGGCGTGCCTCTGAGAACTTCGGCGCATCTAGCAAGGACGCACTGCAAGTGACAGCTAACGTTGCTCGCATCATAAAGTCCTCCGGCGTAGAAGCTGCGCAAGCCTCTGCTGGTATTCTGCAGCTTGGTCAAGCGTTAAGCTCTGGCAGACTGCAGGGTGACGAACTTCGGTCTATCCTCGAGAACATACCTGAATTGGCTACAGTGATTGCCAAGAGTATGAACGTATCAATCGGCCAACTACGGCTGATGGGTGAGGAAGGTACACTATCAGCGAATCGTGTGTTCGCAGGTATTCTGTCACAAACGGACGAGATCAACAAGAACATGAGTCGATTCGTTACCATAGGTGGCTCTCTGAAGAACCTTGGTAATGCATTCACAGTGATTATGCAGGCTGTCTTGCAGCTGTTCGGTGGATCGAATCCTATCGCCATATTCATTGATAAGCTAGCGGTGTCCATCACAGGATTCGCTACTCGCTTCATCACAGACATGGCCTACCTGAAGGTTAAGGCTATCGTAGCGCTGATGCCATTATTGGTGTTCTTTTCTGATCTACCTGATACGGCAGGTGCCGCATTCCAGAAGATTGCTAAGATGTTGGGGGACATGCTGAGCTTCGACATGAAGTTCACATTCGGTGGTTTCGAGGCGTCTGCTAAACAGGTCATCAGCACAGTACAACGAATTGAAGCTGCCTTCGCCTGGCTGTATGACAGAGTCATTGGCAACTCGTGGATCCCTGATTTGGTAGAGGGTGTCATCAGCTGGATAGGTAAGATGACCACTGCAGTGAAACCCTTGCTGGTCACATTCACATCGATGTTCGAGACGGTGTTCACTGATGCAGCTAAGTACTGGAAGCAGGTCTTAGGTATTGCTGATAAGCCTGCCGCATCTACGACATCTAAGGCTCGTACCCAAACTGCAGACGAGGCGTGGGCAGCTGAGTGGTTGAAACCAACACCGAAAGCTCTACCTGAGCCGACTGATGCCAACTACAAAGCACCTTCCACGAACCCCTGGAGTGACTTCTCCAAGCAGGAGGTCAAAGACTGGCAGGATCAATGGCTGAAACCACTTATCTATCCAGATGAGAAAACTACAGCTCCTAATAAGAGTGATACAGGTTTCACAGAGGCAGAAATAGAAGCTTGGCGTAAGGAATGGCTGGCCCCTATTATCTATCCAGAAACTAATGTCGAGATACTCGACGAAAGTGTCAAGCAGGTTAAGATTTTGAAGGATATAAAGGAGGCTGTAAAGGAGCCGCCTAAAGTTGAAATGCCTGGTTTCGACACCGTAGAATATCTCAACAACCTCCAGAAGAACTCTAAAGGTACATTCCCCGAGTTCAGGAAGAATCACCTAGGTGACGGTGCTAAGGCTAAGCCATTTGATTTGCTCGGTTCTATGAACAAGAGTGCTAGCACTGAAATCGGCAAGGCGCTGTCTACAGGGATAGCATCTAAGGGTCTGGTAGCCAGTAATATAGAAGCCGCCGAAGAAAGTTATGTGGAGAGGCTTCTCAGCTTTGTTAATGGACTCGGTCGCTCTGTTGCGTCTCACACTAGCGACGCCCTCTCTACTATCGGTGACATGTACAACGATTTCATCTCGTTTGTGCCTAGATTCTTCAAGTCATTAGGCCGTATCATCGCTAAACAGTCGGATGTAGCTAGTGGCCTAAACTGGTTACAAAGCACTGATCGTGGCAAGTTAGTACGGCAGATCGTAGGTATCCCTGACGATAAAGGCGGCGCGCAAGTCCCATTCGGTCCTCACAAACAAGAAGTCGATAGACCGTTCATGCATGACATCATAAATGCGTTCGACAACAAAGATCAGGTGGTTGCCACTTTAGCTATTGGTGCAACGCTGACTGCTATCTTAGGCGCGATGCTTTTGATACCTACTGTTATCTTCTCATCGATGGCCCCCATGCGTGGCTTCCTACTTAAAGCTGCTGCTGTGAGTGGTGTAGGGCTGACCGGCACGATGTTGGCGAAGAACGTCGATGAAGGGACGCTCGTCAACGCACTCGTTAAAGGCATTCGCACTACGTTGGATATTGGCAGGTCGATCAAAGAAGCAATCTTTGGTAGTGGCGCTTTCGGTCCAATATCAACGTACCTAGAGACTGCTGACAGCATGGGTGACAAGCTTATAGCCGTCGTGAAGGGTATCGCTGAGTTTACACTTAAGCTGGCAGCTCTGGCGTTCTTGTTTTCCTCGGACAATAGAAAGGCCGCTGGCGGTGCTCTTGTCGATGTCATTACTTCGCCAACTGCGATGGGAAAATCGGTCGGTAAACAACTTGAGCTGAGCTATCTTAACAAGCAAGTTAAGGACGCTACCAAGACATTCGACAGATCGACGGCAGTGGTGGCACTGAATACGAAGCGGTTAAGTGAACAGGCACAGGTACAGAAGCTAGTCAATGACTTGCCCATCTCTAGGCTATCCACTGCTAATGACGCGCAACGCGCTGTAGCTCCTATCCAGAAGGAATTGTTGTCGCTTAACAAGACCATCAAAGAGGGCGCTGCATTCTCGCAACGCCAAGTTACAAACGCTACGTCGCAAGTGGCAATGCTTGGCCCACAGATACAACAGCTTTCAGCTACACGTGACACACTGCGTAAGAGCATTAGTGATGCTTCCACTCAGTTCAAGGATGGTCTGAAGAACTCGTTAGCAAGCGCAGGTGGCTTCTTAGGTGGCTACGCAGGCTTCACAGCTGGTTCTGAGTTTGCACGACAGTCTGACTTACCTGAGCATCAGAAGATAGCTGTCACAATCGGTGCTGGCATTTTAGGTCAGCTCACTGGTGCTACAGCGGTATCTGCCTTCACCTTGTTGTTCGGTGCGGTTCTCGGTGCTGTGTTCACGCCTATAGGCGCAATCATCACTGCAGCTTTGATCGCGGGTTGGTTGTTCTTCAAAGAGCCTGAGACCTGGAACACACTTAAGTTCATTGTTACTGATGAGATCCCTAAGGCAATAAAAGAAGGCCTCGATCTTGGTGCTAAGGCGCTGACAGATTATCTGAAGAAAGAGTTCCCGTGGCTAATGGGTGACAGTCCTGATGTTGAACCGACGACACCTGGACAGCATGCTGCCTCAGCCGCAATGGGTATCGGTGCAACTGCCGTATCGATAGCGCAAGGTGACTTCGAGCAAGCTGAACGTATGGGCAAGCAAGTAGGTGTCCATGTGGAGAAGGCCATCCTAGGCACAATGGGTTTGGAGAAACCGCTGCTGGTAGAGATGCTGCCTGATGGTGGACGCGACTTTAAGCTGCTACCTGATGCTACTGCTGCTAGAATGGAAAAAGGATTCCTAGATTGGAGTATGTCTGTCGGAAAGAGTATAACAAATTTCTTCGACACAACCAAGAACATTCTCCTGCAGCGTGGTGAGCAACAAGATGGTGAAGCTGAACCGTATCCTTATACAGCCTTCTCAGGTGGTGGTAAGGTTCGTGGTCCAGGAACGGGGACATCTGACAGTATCAACGCTAAGGTGTCCAACGGTGAATTCGTCGTTAAGGCCGCAGCTGCTAAGGACAACATGCAGTTGCTCGAGGCTATCAACAATGGTGTCTCACCTGCAATAGTTGCTGCCATGCAACAAGATGTCGCCACTAAAGCAGGACTGGTCGGCTATCAACTTAAGTATGTAGATGCTGTTGCAGCGCGTACTGATCCAGCAAGTAAAACACTTAATGTCCCCGCTATCACTCCAGAGAACGGATACGGCGAGTACTACGTGTCATTGCATGAGATTGGACATATCCATTCTGATAATGCTTTCTTGGAAACGGTACGTAGCGACATATTGCCGTTACGTATGCAACTTGAAGAGCACTCTGCGAGGGCCTTGAAGCGTTACAGAGAAGTCGGCGAGCCTTACTTGCGCAGTAACGAGTATAAGGAAGCGAACGCAATAGGTTCTGCATTGAACCAGCAGTATATGGCTCGTTTCGCCAATTACCAGGACATGTTTGATTCACGTTTTCTGTTTGAGGCACAAGCATCTAAGTGGGCTTTCGAGAATGCGGCTATTAAGAGTCCGGCGGGTGAAGCGACCTTAGCCATAGCAGCGCGCTCATACCTTGCAAGGAGCATGCTAAACGATCACGATGCGTTGACCAGAGCGAGAGGCCTCATAGATATAGCTGATGATGCTAAGATCAATAACTCCTCTGGTGCATTGACGTTTCAAGACCTAACTGGTAAGTTCAGTACGACGAACTTTGATCTACTGAAAGGCTTCGCTAAGTTCGACAAGAGCAAGATGATTGCCCCTGCCGTTGATATCGCAGAAAGCCAGACAGGTAGACGTGACGATCTAGAGACGACCTTGAATTACTTCATGACGAACAAGGCAAGAGGTATTCCAGGTTTCTCTACAGGAGGATCTGTATTCGGACTTGGCTCCGCGACGTCTGATAGTATCCCTGCGATGCTGTCAAACGGTGAGTTTGTCGTAAACGCCAAGGCTGCTGCACAATTCAGACCGTTCTTAGAGGCGCTTAACGGTGGTGTGCCTGGATTCAATCTAGGAGGCTTCATAAAGAAGTACAAGCCACAAGCAGAACGTATATCTACTTCGTTGGGCATCGATTCTGACCTTTTGTTGAAGCAGTTGTACTATGAGAGCCAGGGCGGTACATCTAATGTTGCGAAGCTGAATAACAACTTCGGTGGGATTACATATACTGAGGGCAATCCGAACGGCTCTAAAGGCTCTCCACGCCCTGCCAGTGAAGGCGGCAACTACGTTAAGTATGCAACCATTGACGATTTCTTTAAGGACTTCGAACGTGTAATGTCCAGCAAGAGATACGATGGTGCGCGTGGTAGGAAGGACTTAGGCGAGTACGCCACGGCTGTACAAAAAGGTGGTTACGCCACAGATGCAAACTACTCTAAGAATATGGTGAGTGTTATATCGAAGGCGGAGGGCGCTATCGTCGGTCAATCTGTTGCCACTGCAGATCAAACTGTTGAGACAGAAAAATCCACATCAGTACTTGCGGATTTCAAGGCTGCGATGATGAAAGGCGTTGAAGGCATCAATGCATGGATCAAGGCTAACACAGGTGTCGATATTAGCAAAATGATCCGTGACATGGTAGCTGGAAACCCTACAGGTATCGAGAAGATAGGCGACTTTGAAGGTGTTGCGAAGTACATCAATGCATCTGGTGCACTGGCCAATCCAGTAACAATTGCTGATGTCACCAAGCTGGTACAAGCTGGTCAACTGACGACTGTCGGAAAGGCCCTTGATGAGATAGCACTTAATACGAAGTCACTAGGTGCCACTAATCTGTCTGAAATATCCAGAGCCAAGCTTGTGAACAACATAAGCGGGCAACAAGGTGCTGTAGCTGAGATTTTCAAGAACCTTACGCCTGAAGTTAAGAAAGAGATGGACTACAAAGGCGCTCTGGGTGACTTCTTTCCTGGCAAGCAATTGGCCGATATAAGTGCAGCCGTTCCTAAAACTGCGTATGCCAAGATACTTGATATGATGGAGACATACGAACGTTACGCTGAACTGGAGAAGACAGGTTCAACACAAGGTGTTCGTGTGAATGCATCTCTCGCTAAAGATGCTGCTGGTGAGTTCCTAAAGCAGTATACTGAAGTGTTCAGCAATGAAGTTACTCTGCTGTCGATGATGAGTTCGTCCTTTGAGGGCCGAAATATGGCCAAGCCCTTCTCGCAGGCATTCTTCAAGGAAGTGGAGACGTCGATGTCTGCCTTTGCCAAGCGTAAGATCACCTTCAAGGGAATGATCGAGCAATGGGCCGACTCGTTATCCAGCAAGATCATCGACTCTTTCTTCTCCTCGATGGCGACTAAGTTTGCCGGTGGTATTGTCGACAAGATAGTGAATGATGTCATCATCGGCGGTGTATCTGACCTAGGTAGCAAGACTGGCAATTTCCTCTCTGGCAAGGGTTTTAGTCTGGATGGAAAATCAGCTGCCAAGTCTGGTGATGCAGCTAAGGATGCTAATCAAGAGCAGAAGGGTATATTCGGCTGGTTCAATGAGAAACTTTCCAATATTTTCTCGACGGATAATACAGCGAAGGCTAATCTAGCTGCAGCGGGTAACACAGCCACAGCTACTGTTCTTGCTGATGCAGGTGTTAACACCAAGACGCTACTTGAGACCGCAAACAGTGAAACGGCTGCAACATTAGCAACGAGTGATTCTTCACTGTCGACCACACTGACGAATGCATGGGATGGTCTGTCCTCGGTGTTAGAGCAGGGTTGGGACTTCCTGAAGACGACGCTGACTTCGGCATTTAATGGGATAAGCGGTTTGTTCAGTGGCAAAGAGGGTGGTGCCGGTGGCTTGTTTAGTGGCATCTCTGACATGTTCTCTGACTTCGATGTCTCAAGTGTGTTCGACTTCATCCCTAGTCTATTTGCATCAGGGGGTCGTGTCGTAGGCCCAGGTAATGGAACCTCGGATAGTATCCCTGCGATGTTATCGAACGGTGAGTTCGTTGTTAATGCCGCATCCACTAAGCGTTTCAGAAACATGCTGATGGCAATCAACGACGGTAATTTCCACGGCTTTGCTGAAGGTGGTATGGTGTCAGATGGGGTTGTAGTACCCGGACCTGCCGCTTTCAGTGATACTGCTCGCGGGAATCAGCAAATCGTCAATATCAAAATCACAGGTGATATCTCTCGCCAGACGCGTAAAGAGATAATCTCGATGTTACCACAGATCACGACAGGTGTCAACATGAACAATCGTGAGAATGGACATCGCAACTAAACAGGTAGCCCGTATACGCTGTAGTATACAGACAGGGCTTATTTTTTAAACGGAGAGCGTATGTTTGGAATTTTACGAAGTAGCACGAACACAGGGGTCGGCTCCGAACTTATCGCGATATTTGCCGCGCCTCTGGAGATCATCAACAATCAAGGAGCCAGTGTATCCGACACACTGTCGCTCAAGCGAGTAACACAAGATCGGAAAGCACAACGGTGGGAAATATCTTCGATGATAATGCCCATTCGTACGAATTCAGAGTTGTTCGTACACTCGGTTCTCAAAAATGTAACCGAGTACTTCTATGTACGGATGCCTCAACTGTACTCACGTGATCTGATGCCTGAAGGCTATACACCTGTCGTTTCTTTGTCGGCGAGCGTTGGTACTGACCTTATCGTCGTGGGTGGCATCACTAAGTCACTGATAAAGGCCGGTGAGTTCATTACATTCGCAGGTGACTCGAAAGTGTATCTGATCGTCGACAATTCTGACGTGACCTACACGAAGGTCTTCCCAGAGCTACGTTCAACTAAAGCTCCTGGAACTGTAATAACCTACGGTAGTAAGGTTACAATGCGCGCCTTCTACGACGTAGACAACGCATCGGGCATGAAGTATATCGATGGCGTGTTACAGGATCCTGGCATGCTCAAACTAATAGAGGCCACCTAATGCGTGTCCTTAGTAATAACATTCTCACGTTACTAGCAGAGTCTACTGTCTCTATCTTCACACTAGTTCACATAGAGACTAGCACTCCGATGTATCACACCACAGCGCCATTCAATATCACGGTAGACGGTGTGACATATCTTGCTGACGGTAATCTGAAATCCACAGAGCCTCCTAAGTTGTCTCGTGTAGTTGACAGAGAGGCCTACAAGCTGATTTACGCTGATCCAGCATTTGTCTTCAGGCCAATGTTCGAGGTGGGCCTTGTAGGTACTAAGTTCAGGGTGTACTATGGATTCTTCAATACACTTGCCATCACTATCGGTGGCGCTCTACCTGGACAGCCTCTCCTGCAACCTGCGGATATACCTTTAGTGTACAAAGGTCTAATCGACTCGCATGGCTATACGGTGTCTGAAGACGACGAGGTAGATGCCATTATCGAGGGTTCATCTCCTGTTGCGAACTTAGATGCTAAGAAGGTAATCACTACCTCAAAGGATTATCTAAGGCAGATAGGCATGACATCAGATACATCATTCGATCAAGTATACGATGGTTCTAAATCCATCGATCTAATCTGGGGGAAATACTAATGGGTTGGTTTTCGGTATTCTCTTTTATTGTTAGTATGGTTGTACAACATCAACAACAGAAGAAGGCAAAAGAGCGACAGAAAAAGGCTGAGCAAGAGGCGTTTGAACGTGCAGACCGCGCTAAAGGTATTGAGATCGTTGCTGAAGGTGAAGCCAGTCCAGCTAACATCGTCTATGGCCGCTGTCTAGTAGGTGGTATACGTGTGTACCACAATACTCTCAGTAGCTTTACATACACAACTCCCAACTCGCAGAAGCAGCTCGTAAACGCGCTATCAGGAAGTATCGGCGGTAAAAAGCACGAATACCTGACGGTTCAGCAAGTCATATCGATGGCTCCGATAAATAGTTGCATATGGGCTGACGTAGATAAGCAAGATTACAATACCAGTCGATTTGCCACAAAGGGTCCACCTTCAGCTGACTATGTCAATACAGGTGGTGCCGGCGGTCTAAGACTCGACGTGCATTACTCCGGTAATGAGAACGATTCGATTGCTGCAGCTAATTATCCGAGTGTGCTTGGTACGTCGTTATTTCCTGGATTCGCGTTCGCTTCTGGTGTATTCAGGCTTAATCGAGACGATCCGCAGTTCGGAGGTGTGCCAACAGCACAGTTCTACATCGAAGGATTGAAGGTAGCAACACTTACTGAGAGCCTTGGTGTTTACACTGTAGGTGCTCGTAGCTATTCGAACAACCCAGCGTTGGTCTTACTGGACTACCTGACGAACACAGCGTATGGAAAAGGATTATCATACGACGAAATCGATCTGGAGAGCTTCTACAACGCGAAGGTAATCTGCGACAAGATCGTACAGTCCGGTGTCTCTGCTGAAGGTAAAATATGGCGCAAACGAAATACGCCTATTCTCACGCGTGATCTTCCACTTTACGAAGCTAACATCACAATGTTTTCGGATGCCAAGATAGTAGACAACATCGAGAGAATTCTAGATACGATGGATGCCTCTGAGTTGATATGGACAACAGGTAAGTATAAGCTTCTGTTGCAGTATCCATATGTGTACAACGCACTGGTGACATACGCTAAGAATGATGTTGTACAGACGAACTCTGGCACTAGTGACGTTACTGTCTATCGATCTTTGATCAATGGTAACAATACAGCACTCAACACTGCTAATTGGGTGACAGCTCTGGCCGCTACCATTACTGACGATGACATCATCAAGCGAGATGAATTCAAGGTAACATGGCCAAACGCTAGCACACGCTACAACTTTGCTACTGTACGCTTTCGTAATGAGGCGAAGGACTTCTCAGAGGACTCGGCAAGTTGGCCTCCGAAGACAAATTTTGTTCCTGGTGCTGGTGTCGAAAGAGGAGCCTGGGCTAGTGGAACCGCATACAACCGAAGTGATTATGTAACCTATGGTGGTAACAGCTATCAGCTTAGGTTTGGTGAGTCGCGAGTCTATGCTGTGGACCCTTCGGTGGACACAACTGCCTGGGCACTCGTAGACGGAGTAAATGACGTATACCGAACCTATATCGGCTTAGACAACGGAGTGGAATTAGAGTCGTCTATTTTCGGAGATGGTATTGTTGACTATTACCATGCGCTCGCAAAAGCAGAATCCATTGTACGGAGCTCGCGTTCTGCAACCTCGTACAACATAACGCTGTCACATAGATATGGTGGATTAGAGCCGACAGACTTCATGAGGCTGGAAAGTGATTTCCTGGAGATACCTGGTGAGCTGTTGATGGTTAATAGCGTGACTATCAATGCTGAAGGTAATGTCATTGTTGAGGCTTCTAAGTTCGATGCAAGGAATCTGGAGTGGAATGCTAAGGACAACGAGGTAATACCGCAACGTAACATCTATGACAGTGCTGTACCAGCAGTGACGTCTCTGACGCTACTCGCAAGTAGCAACATGGCACTGTCTAGTGGTACGTTATCGTGGGTTGTTTCTAATGACTCCCGAGTGTCTGGCTATTCCATACGATACACCTCTGTGCCAGTAAACGAACTGACGATAACATCTGGTATGGATGAGCTGGGTGTTGCCCATGGTGATCACTTTCTGTTGCCGTCAATGGCTGCTGCGACACGTACCTTTGTTGTCATACCGATGCTCTTTGGGAAGCTTGGCCCGTTCTCCTCATGGGCTGCAATCTCGGCAGCTGTGACGCCAGCGGATACTGACTATTACGCCTCACTGCCGTTAAACGTGTATGCACGATCATTGACAACACCTACTACTCCAGTCGGTGGTACTTACAACTTTGACACGTTTCAGTTTGCTACGTTGCCGACAGGGTTGCCTACTGTATGGTCAGCAGGGATTCCTGCAGGTACGACAGACTTGTATCGTTCAATTACGATCATCTCTGCGCAAAATAGCACAGGTATCATTGCTGCTGGCACATGGGAAACACCTGCGTTGATACAACCGGCTGTACTTGATACGCTATCAACGAAGAACTCACTGACGGTGTTGCAGGATAACCTAGGAGTGAACTATGGCTACGCGAATGCCAACGGTTATCTATCTATACGTAGCGGTGACACAAACGTTACAGCAAGCACTTCATTCGTAATACATTCAGAGACGAGTTGTGATGCTTCAATAAACAATACCGACAACAAGGGCTACTACAACGTAACCACGCTCACAGGCAATGTAGGTTTCTTCACTGTGAAGGCCACCTATAACGGTCGAGATGTGTATCATAATATCGATGTCCTCGCATTGAACGTGGGAGCTGTTCGAGATACCACACCACCACCAGGTGCCGTCGGTGTGACAGTAACGACAGGCTTCAGTACGGTGTTCATTGCTGTATCACCTGCACCTTCGTACTCCGAGGGACATGGACATGGCTTCACTGTAGTTTACGGAGCTGAGGGTGCTACGCCAGTGTTCGGTGATGCAGTTGAGATGTATCGGTTCAATGGTACGCAAGCCTCCATGCCGTCAACATTAGGTAAGGTGCTAAAGCTATGGTTCAAGAACATCTCCAATGATGGTTACTTGTCTGTAAACGCTTTTGGTGGCACGAATGGTATTGATGCAACGACAGGGAAGATCAATGGTGTCGACCTTAACCCGCTGATTATTGAGGCAACTAACCTTGCAGATGGCGCGGTCGGAGGCGATAAGCTGGCGATTGGTGCTATTGCCGTAGGCTCACTGGCTGTCGCTAACGGTGCGATAACGAATGCAATGATCGAGAGTCTAACAGCAGATAAGATTCTTGCAGGAACTCTACAGGCAACAGAGTACATACAGGTAGGTGGCAAGTTGAAGCTGTTTGGCGACGGTTACATTGAGAGTTACTCACAAGCTGGTTACAGTACAGCCGGCGATTACTCAAGGCTAGATAGTGGTAATCTAAGGCTGTATCGCTACGTGCCTGCATTAGGTTACGCAGTAGAGTATGCTTACCTCCGGAGATATGAGACTGGTACAGCTGCTAGTGGCGATTTGGTGACACTGCCGGGCTACTGGAAGACACAACCGAAAATTCTTGTTTCACCTTTCGTGTTAAAGTTCTTTGATCCTGCATATGTCGCGCAGGGCCAGTCTATTGTCTGTGAAGCGCAAAATATCGCGGAAACATCGCTTGGTAGTATGCAATGGCGTTTTACAGCCATAGCATATCTGACACTGTCGGCTAGTACGGTAAATACAGTGTTGAATCAGACATCTGGTTCTATATCGAGCAACACTTACTCTTCAACACCGACGCGTACGACGCCTGCTAATACAGCTAGTGTTACCTGCAATGTCGAGCTAGTGTCATACCGTGGAAATGGATTATCGCAATACATCTACCGAACTGTAAGCTGGCGTATAGGGTATCGAGTATCAGGTAGCGGTAGTGCATATTCATACTCAACACCGAAGGTTAAATCGATAGGAGCTACTACAGGTATCGTAACAGATACGGTGTCGTTCACATTTCCTGCTGGTGCGAACACATATGAGTTCTTCATCGCGTACACAGCGTCCGACGAGAGCGCTAGTCTATTTGGTTCACTCACATATGAGTACGCAACACAAGCTGTTAGTAGTGGGCCTATATCTGGTTCACCTACAGACATTCCGTACCCCTATAGTGGATTCAGTTCTAGCACTACATTATCCCCCGCAATGTCCGCATACTCCGCACCATCCGGCTGGAGCATCTATAGTGTAGCCTATTCAGCAACATTCGGATTCGGTACGCCTAGTTTGTCAGCTACCCCTTACCAGGAGAATGCCAATAACATCTGTTCTATTCTGCTTAGAAAGGGCGGTGGTGAGGCTGAAACATGGAACGTATCTAAGATATACTCAGGCGGTAATTACTTCCTAAGGGCATCTAATAATTTCTATGGTGATCTAGCTGACGGTACAGCTATATTTGAGGAATTGCAATCAAACACGCGTGTCTATAATGTTGCTACCGTGGTCACTGGTACATACAATCCGAACTACTGGACGATGGAGTTGACTGAGTACGTGTTCACCTACGGTGCCCTGTACAAAGGTGTGGGATACGTGACCGGTACGGTGACTGCGGACGCTCTGATAACTATTAGGCGTCCTGTGCCTAACAGCACGACCCCTGCAAACACGTTCAAGTTTGTAGACTACACGGTAGCATTGGCGACTGCGCAAGTGCTCGCTACAGGCACGCTTAACTGGATGGCTATTGGAGACTAAATGATAACCTTGCAAAAGATAAAGTCGATAGATGAATTTTCGACTTGCATAGATATTTATGCAGACTACAATGACGATACCTTCATTCATGTGGATCGTAAGAAATCTCTGCTACAGTTGCGAGAGCATTCAAAGAGTGGCTTCTTGTATACGATCAAGGACGATGATGTCCTTGTAGGGTGGTTACTGGCCGAACGCCTAAAGCACCCTTTTTCTTCGCACTCCTTCTTGCAGCAATCGTTCTACGTAACGAACATGCGAGGTATTAAATCAGCTAGAGCTATCATCCTGGCACACGAGGAGTTGATTCGATTAGCTGAACGTTTCAGAATAGAGATTGTCCTGTCTGTCGGTAGCTTCTACGACGAGCAGAATATCTTTACGAAGATACTTGAGAAGAGGGGTTGGAAACGTAGAGGACATACTGCTATATGGCACACCTCGCATTACAAAACATGTAACGAGAGGCTTGAAACCCTATAGAGCAAACGGTGTCTGAATCGCAAACGCAACTCTCGGCGACCGCATTTTCGCCCTTGCCTGGACTGACCTGCAGAGTGGTCACGGGCGAGGCGATTGCGGGGTCGGCGATGCGAGGGTGATGGCATGCGACCGAGCTGCTCCTGCGGCCACTTTCGGGCAACTCTGGGCATTTTCCCGCCTTTTGATGTGGCAGAAGGACAGACGAGGAATAGACGAGCGCACTTACGACTCAATGTAATTTTAATGAACAGTTAAGGATAACAAATGAACGTCAGACAAAAGATACTCGACCAGCAACTAGCTAGCAACTGGGAAATGCAGTCGAACGACGGCTCGAACGTCGTAGCATACAATCGCAAATCAGGTCGAACACTATCGACCACGCTCTCGAAGTTCAATGAGATGATCAGAGCAGCTGTTGCACCGGAGAGGAAGACAGAGGTTATCGTCAAGACGGCTGTACCTGTTGTGCTTGGTAGTAATGGTGCAGTTGATGCAGCAGGTATTGTGACACTCAACGTAGCACTACCGGCTGTATACAGCTCGGCATGGCTTTATCTCCCAGTGAATGCAATCGTAGGTGGCCTTGCAGGTTACTACTATGTCGTGTTCTCTACAACTACAGTCGGTCAGGTCTTCAACAAGTTCACCAAGGCTGAGGCACAATTCGTGCCCTATACGCCTGCAGGTGAAGAGGCAGCTGGTCTAGTTGCAGCTGTAGGTTCGGCATCGGGATATGTTGCAACTATTGCAGCTGTCAATATGCTGGCTTACTCTGTTCCTGGTGGCTTGCTCGGAGTGCATGGGAGTATCAGTGTTGATGCTACATTCTCTGTTGTAAACAACGCTGATTCGAAGACTACTGTGCTGAAACTCGGCGCTACGACGATGAAGACAGCCGCCAACGCTAGTATGGCACATGCGAAGCACAGTGTCTCTGCGCAGAATAGAGGACTTGTTGTTCGCCAAGTTATCACTGATAACGAAGGTGTGGCTGCTCCTCTCTACGGCTCGGTGGATACCGGCGTGGACGTAACGGTGTCGATAACAGGCCTCACAGGGAGCGCTACTAACTTCCTGGTCATGGAATCGCTGGAGATGTCTGTCAACGTTTAAGCGGACAGGCCTATATACGCAAAATAAGGGTACAAGAATAATGTACCTGCGTCTCTCTGGTCAGTACGTGATACTGTTAACTTATCCTACTTCGCCGCCCCCCTTTATTAACAATAAGGATGCGCTAGTGATTAGTGTATCTTTACTAACTGAGAAAGAAAGAAATGAGGGATCATGGCTAGATCACGAATCATTGATATAACGACGGATCTTCAGTCGGACACCGGCTCTGTGCTATGGTCTATTGTCCAGGGTGAGCGACTCGAATTTCCAATCGTGTTGGACTTTTTATCTAATGCTGCATTAGGCTTCACATTTGAGGCTGTTATCATCGAGGCTGAAAACACAGGTGTTATCGATCCTGAGGATCCTGATGCGAAGCCTTCGACAGTACAGCCCTCCGGTGTAGAATCAGCACTTAACGTCAGGGTACCAACATATCGTGATGTCTGGGTAGCAGGTAATGCATACACACGCGAGGAGTTTGTCCTACATAATACGCTGTATTATAAGCGTAGAACCGGTACTGGCATTATTGATGCCACTCCGCCGAACACCTCAGCAGATTGGATCGAGTTTAACCCAGCAACTGTGTATCTGCAGTTTGAGTCTTCATTGTCCACTACATGGGCTGTGCAACCTAAGCCTGGTATCCCTACACACGGCTTCTTTGAGCTAAGAGTCACTGAGCCTAATACTGTATTCTTCCAACGGACATGGAAACCAATGCGAGGCATGATAGAATTTCTATTCAGTCCTACAGAAGTAGTGGTGTAATATGACCACTAAGCTGATAAGGATCGTCGGTGAAGCGTATATTGCCACAATAGACGGTGAAGCGTATATTGCCACAATAGACGGTGAAGCGTATATTGCCACAATAGACGCGAATATCACTAAGACAGTTACAGTCGATACCACAGAGTCCGACATATCGATTGAAGGGTATGGCCCGAGAAGCGACATCTATGTTTTACAGAACAATAACCAATCGCGCTTCACCGATATTGCAGACATGGTCGATATTCCTGTATTTGGAACGACGCGTGTTGCGGATGAGGATCAGCTTAATGTATTGGACTCTGCTATCATACTGGCTGTAAAAGTAGCAGATACGGACACATTCACGACCACTGATATTTTCGTTGGTGACGACAGTATAATTCAAATTGATAAACGCTTTAATGAGCAAATACTGTTTGATGAGATATTTAATATTGAAATCGGTGCTGTATTCCCTTCAGAGAGTGTCTCAATACTTGATAATAGTACAGTATCAGTTATCAAGATTGTGAATGACACCCTCGTAGCTACAGACGGTCCACCGTTATTCAGCGTTGGTATTTCGGAAGATAGTGTCGACACTACAACGTGTACAGACATCTTTAGCTTCGGCATTACGTCTGTGCTTACTGAAACAGCCAGTATCCTCGATTCGTTGGCGATCTCGAATACAAAGTCGCTGGCGGCTGAGCTTATAACAGTCTCAGATACTGGTGGTGTAGTGTCACAGTCGTACGGCTCAGAGGATTATTTTTCACAAGCTTACACAGGCTCTTACTCCACATTTTAAGGAACTGAAATGCAAACAAACGAAGTAATCAAATTCAAGGGCTCTCTAAATATCACCGTCAAGGACGCAGAGGGCAACATTAAGGATGAGCGTGAAGTTAACAACCTTGTGGTTGACACAGGTCTTGCCTACATCATCTCGCGCATGAAGGATGCCAGCGCTACTGCTATGTCGCATATGGCTATTGGCACTAGCGCTACCGCTGCTGCAGACGCACAGACAGCTCTGTTGGCTGAAGTTGGCCGTGTCGCTCTTGCGAGTTCTACTATCACTACAACCACAGTGGCGAATGATACGCTTACCTATGCTGCAACCTTTCCCGCTGGAACAGGTACAGGCGCTATCGTCGAGGCCGGTATTCTGAACGCAGCTGGCGCTGGTACGCTACTCGCAAGGACTGTCTTCGCTGTTATCAACAAAGGTGCTCTCGATAGCATGACTGTCATCTGGAACGTACGGAGCGCCTAATGGCTACGATCCTTTTACGTGAAACTGGAACTAGCACTGGTAGCACTGTAAAAGGTGCTCCATTGACTAACGCTGAGCTCGACACGACAATTGACAATATCAATAAGATCATCTCGGGTGATACACAAGGCTTGACCGCTAATGGAACGGTCTTGAATGCTGCTAGCAAACTGTATCTTGATGGCAGTTTCGCAGGTAATACCTATCTGACTGAATCTAGCGACAATGTAATTGATTTTGTAGCAGGTACTGTCAATACACTCAGACTGAATGCAGTGGGAGCTACAGTAACAGGCAACTTGGTTGTAACTGGGGCGCTCTCAGCAGCTAGAGTCAACGGCAACACCATCAGCACCGGAACCGGAACGCTCACGCTAGGTGCAGGCAAGGTCCTGACTGCAAGCAATACCCTGACGCTGACTGGCACTGACGGCACGACGATGACGTTCCCGACGACGAGCGCTACCATCGCCCGGACTGACGCAGCGAACACCTTCACCGGCACGCAAACGATTGGCGCATTGGTTGCGACGACGGTGAATGGGAACACGATAACAACCGGAACTGGCGTCCTGACAATAGCGGCATCTAAAACCTTCACGTCGAGCAACACTCTTACTCTCGCCGGCACTGACGGCAGCACACTCAGCATCGGCACGGGCGGTACGCTCGGCACGTCGGCGTACATCACGCTTGGCGCAAACGTTGGGACGTGGCTGGCGACTCCTAGCAGCGCAAACCTTGCGGCAGTGGTAACAGACGAAACCGGCACGGGTGCTTTGGTCTTTGCCAACACCCCAACGCTCGTAGCCCCTGTTCTCGGCGTAGCCACAGCGACCAGTATCAACGGCAATACCATCACCACCGGAACCGGAACGCTCACGCTAGGCGCAGGATCAACGCTGGCTACCTCGGCAACGAACAGTATCACGCTGACATCCACCGGCGCAACGAACGTCACCCTGCCGACTACAGGAACGCTCGCCACTCAAGGATACGTCGATGGATTGGTCGTTGGTCTGCTCGATGATCGCGGTAGCTATGACGCTTCAGTAAATACGTTTCCAGCTTCAGGAGGTAGTGGTACGGCAGGGGCCATCCTTAAAGGCGACCTTTGGTATATCAGTGTCGCAGGGACACTAGGGGGGACTGCTGTAGGTATTGGGGATTCTGTCAGAGCGCTAACTGATACACCGAGCCAAACAGCCGGAAATTGGAGTGCGCTGGAAAGCAACATTGGTTACGTGCCGGCGAATCGCGATGCGGCCAATGTCTTTACCGGCGTGCAAACGATGACATCCCCGGCAATCACAACGCCAGCATTTACCGGGGCATTCAGCGGGGCGTATTCATTGGGTGGGACACCAACGATTAATGTCGCCGCTGCTGTTGGAGGTGCTTGGACTGCCGCAGCGACATGGACCCTTCCCGCCTTCACCCTCGGCGGCACAGTCTCCGGTGGCGGCAATCAGATCAACAACGTTGTCATAGGAACGATTACTCCGCTGGCGGGGGCATTTACTACGGTGAGTGCTACAGGTGTCATCTCTGCGACCACAGCGTCATCTGGCTTCACTGCTGGAGTAGCTGCAGGGTTCGGATACTATGGTAATTTTGGTGCTACATCATTCATGCAGATGTATGGTGCGACAGGTGCATCTCCCTATGCTATCCGGTTTGTTGTGAATGCTTTAGAAAGAGCCTTGATCGACACGACAGGCCTCTCTATACGAGCTGCTGATAAGTTGTACCTCGATGGAGCAGGCAGTGGCCTAAGTGGTGGTGATACCTACATCACTGAGTCGAGCGCTAATGTGCTGGATCTGTATGCTGGTGGTGTGCGCGGAATTCGTAGCACAAGCGGTGCGCTCACACTAGGAATAGATGGTTCGTACAGCCATACGCTTAATGGTACGGTTGCCCAGACTACACGCAATAGCATAATTGCATTCAACATTACAGGTGCCACAACTGGCTGGTCTGGGTATCGCATTGCTAATACAGGCTGCGCTCTCCTCATGGGTGTCGCTTCATCGACTGGAACATTGTTCACAGGATCAACAGCTTACAGTGCTGGTATTGGCACAGAAGGTGCGCTACCTCTCGAGTTCGCCACGAACTCGGTAGTCAGAGCTGTACTATCTGCGGCTGGTAATCTGGCAATCGGTTCGACAGCCAAGCTGTATCTCGATGGGGTAGCCGCTGCTGGTAATACTTACCTTGTAGAGTCAGCCGCCGACGTCCTGGACGCTTACGTTGGTGGTGTTAACACGCTCAAACTAACAGCTGTGTTGACCACAATCGCCACCGCTGTATCTGTACCTGACCTGTCCGCAGCAGTCATCGACAAAACGGTCTTCCCAGGTGTAATCGTAGATACCTTTATCTATGACACCGCTAAGGACTCTGACGGTGGCGCTTGGAGAAAGCGCTGTTCACATACGTCTTGGGAGAATGAGACACTGTCAGGTAACTGGCTAGGAAGTGCTGCTAACGAGGCCGGTGCGAGAGCTATTGCAGGTGCAACGACTAACAGTTACTACTATGATACTACAGCTGCGATGTTCTACAAGCTGAATGCAGGTAGTGGCGTTACGCAAGTCTACAGAGGTAGTGCACGACAGTTCCCGGCGCAGGTATTGATTACCGTTGAAGCGGCGCGGGTGGTGCTTTGGGACTTGACGCAGGCGGGTACGCCGATGTGGAGGGTGTTCTTTCCATCCACCAGTGCTGGCGCGTATTCGTGGTGGTACACCGGAGCAAGTCGTTACGCAACGTGCGTTGCTGCCGCGAATGGGATTGTGGTGTTTGGCACGGCTGTTGATTGGGGGCTGCTGAGCATAGATTTTGTTGTTGATGTTGTAGGGGCATACCAGACGACAGTAGGTTTATCGGGCCGTTGCATCAGCGGGTGTGTCACTACACACACCTTGGCTACGCTTAGTAGTGGTCGCGGCGCGATAGTCAGCAACACCATCAACGACGTCGCCATGACCGTCCTGCCCAACGCTCCTGTAGATATCGCCACGGGCCTGCCGGTGCCGACGATTGCCGTGGCAACGGCTGGGGGTGTGAGTGTCATCAGGGGTGATGGCACGGTCGTCAACTCAAGCAACACAAGCTCCCATCCAGCCGTCGCGTTTGATAAATATGGGTACGTTTGGCATAACGGCAATAGTGCCGGTGCTTACTTGCAATATGCGAATCTGCAAACCATTGCAGCGTCATTTGTATGGAGCGTGGTGACGACACCGTACCCTCTGCCGGCACCGGCCACATCAGGGGCGATAAACGGTAGATCTATGCCGCTCTCGCTCGGAAGCGTGATTCCTAACGCTTCAGATGCTGGCTTAGCTTTGTTGCTTGCAAACAGGGCAACTCCCTCGTCTAGCCTTGTGGCTTATGTTAGCAAGGCCTACAACTCCGGCTGGATGCCCGGCAACATTCGCGGTGCATGGTTGGCGGACATCGTGGCCGAGACTCTAACTGGTACAGAGTTGGTGACGAACGGGACATTTGCGACGGATACGACGGGGTGGTCTGCATCGACTGCAACCCTCTCAGCCGTTGCTGGGGCCTTAAATGTCGCCAATATAGGGGGCACCAACGGCTATGCATATCAATCCTTCACAACGGTTGTTGGAAAAACCTACACGCTGTCATTCAGCTACACCAAAGATACTTCATCTGGCATGACGTATGGCATCAGTACAAGTCAAGGAGGCGCAACTCTCGGCGGTGCAACCCTATCTTCAACACAGCTTGTTGCGGCTACCTTCGTGGCAACCTCGACCACGACTTACTTGTACTTTGCTAACAGTCAAGCGGTGGATTTGCGTAACAGTATCCTCGACAACATCTCCTGCCGCCGCGCCGACGTCGACCGCAGCGTCAAAGCAAAGGGCTTGCAAGTATTCGGTTCGCTGACCAAAACAGCAGTAGCTAGTGGTTCGCAGTTAGTAGGCTACAGCGGCTTTAGCGCGGCGAACTACCTTGAGCAGCCGTACAACTCCGATCTGGATTTCGGGACGGGTGACTTCTGCATCATGGGGTGGCTGAAGTCAGGAGGCGCAGACGACTACGCGTTTGGTTTGAGGAATTTAGTTGTCATCGGATCTAACCAGACCACAGGCACCCTCTACTACTATGACGCTACTGCTGGAAATTTGAATGACGGGGTAACAGTAGGAACTAGCTCTGATTGGAAATTCGTAGTTGCCGTCCGTCGATCAGGGGTTGTCAGTTTTTATATAAATGCAGGCACCCCGGTCACAGGCAACAGTACGCAGAACTTAGGAACCTCTGGTGTCTTAACTATTGGAAATCTGCAAGGTGGGGACTCGCGTCCCTGGGGTGGCTCGCTCGCCCTCTGGCGCGCATCTGCAACCACCCCCAGCGCCGAGCAAATCCGCCATATCTACGAAACCGAACGTCCACTGTTCGAGGCGAATGCCTCTTGCGTCCTCGCCGGTAGCAGCAACGCCGTCACCGCGATTGCCTATGATGACGAAACCGATTTACTACATGTCGGCACGTCCTACGGTAGGTCCACTTTCAAGGGACTTGTGCGTACTGCATCTGAAGCTACAGCTGTAGGTTCCATCACAGCACTATCAGCTTCTGGCGGTATTATTGCACAAAGCGGTACTAGCGGTGCAGACGTCTATATTCCAGCTATGAGTCTCCGCGAGGAACTTGCAAGGAAAGCTGAGCAGACAGCTAAATTAGGCGCAGTATTAGAGCCTCGTTGGTTCACCGCGACTTCTAGTCAAGTAGCCTTCCCGATGCCAATGGGATGGAAACCTAAGTTTGTATATCGCAACAGCCAATTAATTCGCCCTGATGCGAACGATTACAGTGACACCTTCGACGGCTTTATCTGGACTTCAACGCTGATAGATGCTTGCACGACTGGTGACTTTATATGCATTATGGGAGTAAGAACTAATGGCTAAGACACCTCTTAGAGTTATCCAAAATGCCATAGCCGTAGCTGCCCTATCTAAGATCTACTTAGATGGGGTGGCAGGTGGTGGTAATACGTATTTAGTAGAGTCTGCTGATAACGTGATGGACTTTTATGCTGGTAATGTGAAGACGTTATCGCTAACAGCGACGGGGGCGGCTGTCACTGGGACGCTGAGTGCAACTGGTGTTACTACCGTCCAAGCAGGTACAGCCCTCCTCCCCGCTATCATCCCCACAGGCGATCCCAACACTGGAGTATGGTTCCCAGCTGCAGATACCGTCGCTGTCAGCACTGGCGGCACGGAGCGGATGCGGATTGATACGAGCGGGAATGTAGGGATTGGTACTGCATCAGCATTAACCATTGACGCCGCGAATGGCGTAGCAGATTTAGTAGTAGGGTCTGGCTCGGGTTCAGCCGGGGTGACAATTTATACCGGAACAACAGGCGTTGGTGGGCTTGCTTTCGCTGATGGAACGACTACGACAGATACTTACATGGGGTATCTGTCCTACCAGCACACCTCCAACGCAATGCTGTTTTATACAGCCGCAACCGAAAAGATGCGGATTGATACGAGTGGAAATGTAACGCAAAAAGCCGCGAGCATAGCCAGTACGACTTTCGGTTCTGCTAACTTGATGGTGCATGTTACTGATGCCGTTGCTGCTGATATAGGCGGATCAATCAGTCTTGGTGGGGCTTACACCGGCACCACGATGGGGACTTTTGGCAAGATTTCTGGGCGCAAATCGAACGCCACTGACAATAACGCGAATGGCTATTTGCAGTTCTCAACCGCAACAAATGGTGTTGGCCTTACCGAGAAGATGCGGATTGATTCGAGTGGGAATGTAGGGATAGGTAACAATCCAACCGCTTCTGTCGGCGAACTGCAAGTCACTGGAACAGTGTTCGCTACCAGTACAGTTCGTGTAGGCGCTACTGGTTCGACAGCATATTCTGGCGGCATTGAAAACCTGAGCAATACTTCCCGGTCAATCGCAATAGAGGCCGACCCAACTAACGTGGGGGCGAGTAGTCTTCTCCTGTTCAAGGTGGATGGAACAGAGAAGATGCGGATTGATTCCAGTGGGAATGTGGGGATTGGAACCACGCCCGGTTTTACAAACCTAGCATTGGGTATGGAGATTCAGACAGCCTCTGCCTCTACTGGTTTGAGGATTGAGCGGACTACCACAAACCCGAGCAACGCAGAGTTATTTGCTGGCGCTGACGTTGTTTCGCTCAACACAATCGGCGCTTACCCGCTTACCTTTGGAACGACCAATACCGAACGGATGCGGATTGATTCAAGTGGGAATGTGGGGATTGGTGTTGCACCGACTTCCGGGTTTAGGGTGGACAACTTTGGTGGTTACTTCAGGCAAAGAAACAATTCAGTAATCAACGCGGCAGCGAGTGATGGCACTAATTCGCTGATGCTGCAATCAAACGGCTCCACTGGAGAGTGCGCGGTTATTGCTGCGGGCAACTCCTTCTTGACTTTCTACACATCTGCCTCGGCCACTCCCACGGAGAAAATGCGGATTGATTCAAGTGGGAATGTCTCGATAGCTACAGGTGCGCTCACACTGAGCAATGCTGCATCAACCGTGGCACTGGGCACTGCGACAGGCTTCGGGTCATTGGTTAATTCTGGTGGCACCACCGGGATTACTGTCTATGGTGCAACTCACGCCACTGTGCCTAATGGCATCAGCGTTGTCACAGCTGGTAGCGAAAAGATGCGGATTGATGCGAGTGGGGTTATTACCGCATATGGTTCGTACGCTTCTGCTCAGTCTGGAGCTAAGTTCTCCTATAGAGCCGGGGGAAATAATTTCGAGTGGGGGCACCCCAATACCGCTGGATATGGGAGCAACTTAGGTTGTTCTGTTGGTACTGGTCAACCCTTTATCGCGTTGAGCTGCGAGGCGGGAACGACCAACAATACCTTCCGCACTAGAGGTATTGCCGGTTCTATCATAACGACAGATAACGCTGGGGGCATGTTGTTTGCCAGAGTTCCCACAGCTTCTGCTGATAATCAAGCATACGTAGAGAGTATGCGGATTGATAGCGTTGGTCAGATAACAGGTGGCAACTCAGCAGGTGCTCAAGCTCTCCACCTAACAAGTACGGCCGCATCGGTAAATGCACGAATCCAACTGACAACGAATCAGGCAACATCGTCTGTTGCCTTCGTTCTAAGTAATTCCCACGCAACGCAGAACAAACAATGTTCTATGTACAACGTTGGAGTACTTGGCGCGTTTCAATTCCAAGTTGGGCAAACAGCGGGGGCAGAACCAACTACTGGCACGAACGCGTTCCGTATTCAAGCTGACTTTGTTGGAGTGCAAAGCCCAACGACCGGACTCGGCTACGGCACAGGCGCAGGGGCTACAACAATACAGGCAACATCAAGAGTTACGGCAACCCCTGCCATACCAAAGCCAACAGGCCAGATCACGATGTTCACGGCAGCAGGAAGTGCTACGCCTGCCACATTCAGAGTGTCAAACACGCTTATCGCCGCGCCGGACACCGTTCTCCTAACCGTATCTAGCTCAACGAATACTTACATCATGTTCGTGTCGAAAATAGTTGCATATACTGGTTTCGATGTGACTTTCTATTCTGCTGTCGGAACGGCATCTGATACGCCCGTTGTGAATTTCACAATTATAAAAGGAGCAACGTCATGATCATCCTAAAACAAGTCAAACACTATCCAGACACCAACAGCGTCGAAGCTACTTGGGTGGATAGAACCATCGCTCCTGATACAGAGGTAGCGGAGGAACTGCTGCCGGATACCACAGACGTTGAAGGCAATATCACTCTCGGCAAAGTCATTCCAGCGCACATAGTCCCCGGCACGGTTACAGAAGTACAAGTCAAGTGCCACAGCTACGCCGACGTGCAGATGGACATGCTAAGGGCAGACCTCGGCGCAGATGCGGCGGAGTATGCCGACCTGATCGCGCAAGTCGAAGCGAATCAGATTCCGTATCCTGAGCCGACACCGGAACAGATCGCAGCAGAGGCAAAAGCCAAGCTCCGCGAAATCGACCTTGCCAGTATCCGGGCGATTCGTGAAGGTGACACGGTAAGAATGGCTGAGTGGGAACAGAAGGCTGCGCTTATACGGGCGGCGCTGTGAAAGTCCATCAACTCACCACCTGCGACGAAGGCATCACGAACCCGAAGCGCAGCACCTTCGGCGTGACCATCGCTCTCCGTTGAGGCGATGTGTGTCATCCCTGCGGTGATGGAGATTGTGACAGGCATCCCGACTGTGACAGCTGGTGATTTCTTCATCGAATACATCGATATTCATTATCAATCGAGTAATATAGGCACGAAGAATAAGGCCTCTAACTTCTACGCATAAGGATAATCAAATGCAACAAACGAAATGGACGATCGAACAGCTCATTCGCGAGAAGAGCAGTGGTGTAGTTAAGAAGGCAGAATGGTTGTGTGTAGCAGAGGATATCACAGAGGACGGCTCAGTAATGGCGAACACAGGTTGTATCGGCACAGTGTCTCTCCCCGAGACCGATCCGAATGCAGAAGGCTTCGTGTCGTTCGATGCGCTTACTGAAGACATGGTTGTGGTCTGGGTCAAGGAATGTTTGACGCCAGAAGTAGTTGAACAATATGAACAGCAGCTCTTATCCGAGCTGAATCTCAAACTTAATCCAGTCGAAGCTACTGGTACTCCTTGGTAATTCAAAATGAGCGAAAACATCAAAGTGGAACTCGACATTAACGAGTTCAATTTCATTCAACAAGTACTCGGCGAGCTTCCGTCTAAGACGGGTGCGTTCATGCTGATGACGAAACTCAAAGCGCAGGCAGATTCACAAGGCGTTCCACCGCCGCCTGCTGACGCACCTACGTAACATTCACGTCGGAGCACTTGACTGTAACAGGTCGGTGCCCCGACTGTTGGATGTGCGTGGTCCAGATGTAATCACACCACGATGGGAAATACTGATGGAGAAAGATCTTGAAGAGGAGGTTAGAGTGTACTCCACAGAAGAAATCGACCTCTTTCTGAACGGTGATCGAAGGGACGTCGATACGCTTATTTTACACTCCGTCAATAACATTGCAAAGGTCTTGATACCTCATCTCCGGAACGAAGATAGAATTTTTCAAGAGATAGGGCCAATTGAAATGATAAGAACTCGGTCCGCTTGGATAGACGCAGAGATTGCTAAGAAAGAGGCTACAACATTGTTCTATTCTAACTTGAAACAAGAGGTCGGAAAAGAACTAGGGAAGAAGGGTGCTATTGGCTTGATACTGATACTTGCCACGCTCATTGTCTTTTGGTGGAATGGCCATGTACCTGATTCTATGGAATTACCATTACCGTTAGGAAAATAAATGTTACCGATATTGGCACCTATAGTGTCAGCACTATTCTCCCAGGGTCTGACGATCCTGGGAAATGCTGTGTTGGCGAAAGGGCAAGACGTAATTGAAGAGAAGCTTGGTGTTAAGCTGTCTGAGAAAGACATCACAGACAATGCACTGAAGTATAAGCAGCTTGAGATGGAACACGAACAGTTCCTCGTATTGGCTGCGCAGGATAAGATCAAATTCGAACTGGAGGCTGACAAGCTGGATGTCGCCAACACTGATGGCGCACGTGTAGCTAATACTAGCATTCAGCAGACAGAGAACACCACTGTGTTCGTCAAAGAAGCTGCGTACTATATTGACTTCATGCTTGTAGGCGCGACGATTCTAATGGCATTCGCATTGTTCGTTATGCGTATACCGGTTGAGAACAAGGAGATCGCCTATATGGTCTTCGGTTCATTGGTCACCATGAGTGGCACTATCCTTAACTTCCATCGTGGCTCTTCTGCTCGTTCTGCGACTAAGGACAACACGATAAGTGCGCTATCGAAGGCCGCTAAATGAAACTTGGACAGCATCAAGAAGCGTTCATGCGTGATCTCACCTTGTTGTACACAGAGGCGTATCGCCAAGGCTATGAAATCCGAGGAGGCGAATTGTGGCGTCCTACGGATATGCAGAAGATATACTTCGATACTGGCAAGTCAAAGACCATGGATTCTGAGCACCTGAATAAGTGCGCTCAGGATTTGCACTTTATCAAGGACGGACAGATTTGCTATCCTGCGTCATTAGGTAAATTCTGGGAAGGACTTAATGAGCGTAATCGTTGGGGAGGATCGTGGCGAGGTAAGATAGAGGCTGGTCTGTCGACGTTTAAAGACATGCCGCACTTTGAGCGAGTGACTAAGTGAAGCAATCTCTAGGTGACAAGACGTTGCTATCACAAGCGAGGGGAGGTGATCGTGAGTCTGCGGCGATCCTACTGAATCGTTTTGGTTTGGATACTGCCGATATAGCTGCTGTAATTCTGAAATGGAAAAAGTTACCCTATCTGACGACTAAGACCGCGAAACGTCTCGCGAGCCAATGATTCGACAGCCTCAGGGATAGTATATCCTTGGGGCTTTTTTGTGCAAAATAACTGCGCAAAATGGGGTATCTTATATGGTACAACAACTAAAGGATCAATTATGTTAGCAATGTTTAATTTCGTTATGATCTTCGCGTTGATGCTATTTATTCTGCCGTTCGCGAAGGTCACACACGTCGTTCCTACGACATACACTGAAGCACCTGTAGCAAAACAAGTCGAAAAAGCCGCACCTAAGGTCAGCGACAAAGAGCTTCGCTGTTTGGCCGAGAACGTCTACCACGAAGCCCGTGGAGAGGGCCACCAAGGTATGATGGCAGTCGCAAAGGTTACATTGAATCGAGTAGCAACGGTGGGCTTCCCGGACACAATCTGTGGAGTAGTTCATCAGGCATCACAGTTCTCATGGACGTTGTCACCAACAACCATCCGTGATCGTACGGCTTTTGAACATGCTTTAGGTATCGCTCGTACAGCGTTACATATCGAGGAAGACAT